ATACTATCTTTAACAAACTTCTGAATACCTGTAGCGTTTGTAAAGTTTGCAGATGTTAAAGGAACTTCATTGAGTTCTCTTAATACTTCGTTAGTTATGTCAAGATATGTTGTAGCCATTATTTTTTATGTACCTTTTGAATTTTAAAATTAGCAGATTTAGTTGCGCCTTTGTGAGGTTTGTAACCACCTGCAGGGTCTTTCATTAATTTATAAGAGTTACCAGACTTCATCCAGTGATAACCTTTAGGTGCTGGAATTTTCATAGTCTAGCAAGGTTTAGCTTTTGGCATAGCTCCAGCCATACCACCATTTTTCATGCCATATCTTTTTGACATTTTACCACCACCATATGTTTTTTTTCTAGCAGCAGCATCGTTACCCATATTAGAATCTTTTTTATTCATTGTTTGTGCCATATTTTTCATTCTTTATCTCCCTGTAAAAGTGGAGGGTCAATTAAGACCCCCCGTATTGATTATTAGTCAATTGTGTAGAAAGCTTTAACCATAGCATCACCTCTAAGTACTTTCGCACCATAGACATGTAAACCTCTAACAATATCGCCAAAAGAACTAGGGTCTCTAATTACTTCTGTTGATAAGATTGTGTTAGCAGTTGCTGTGGATGACATATGTCCGCCTAAACATTGACCTGTAGCAGTCGAAACTGAAGGTATGTTATTAGACTTATACATATCAAAGCCTCTTAATTTTCCACTTGAAACTAAACCATTTCTGATTGAGCCTTGACCAGCGTTAAAATCTACTGATAATAACTTAGAACCACTTTGTGATAGTTCTTCGTAAAAATCAGGAGATGCAACGAACCATCTGTTTTCTTCTGGGACTGATTGGTCATCAAGAAGTCTAGCCATTCTAGCCATTAAGTCTAGAGGGTCAACTTCAGAAGCCACACCTAAGTCTACAGAAGCAGTTGTTTCGCCTACACCAGCACTACCAGCAGCAGCATCAGCACCAATGACATGGTCAGGTGCAGAAGCAGATACTCCAGCAAACATTGTAGTAAGTACAGCAGCATCATATGCATCTTTTAAAGAGTAAGCTGCAGAACTTGAAGCTACTTCTTTAAAGTTTACATGTGACATATTTGTTTCAATATCATCTACGATGAATTTGAAAGCTTTAGCACTGTCTACGACCAATGTAATCTCTTGGTCTGTTAGTTTAGTTGATGTTGTGTCACTACCTCTTGTGTAGTCATACACAGTAATGGTAGGTTCCTTGATAATCTTTACTGAGTCTCCATAAGCAGAAATCTCACCAGCATAGTCGGTGTTAGTAATAGCTTCAACTACCGATGCCTTTCTAAAGAAGTTTAAAACCTTTTTAGAGTATATCGAAGGTAGGAAGAAACTATTAGTTTGTCCACTTACGGAGTTAGCAAAGTTAGCATCGGTATCAGTTGCGGGTTCAAAATATTGAGCCATGATACATTCTCCTTTAAGTTAATTAATATAGTTTACTTTACGATTCTGCCTTCTTGCATAGCATCACTGATTTCACTTTCGTATTTATCAAATTCGTCTATACTCATGGCAGCAATCTCCTTTTCAGACCATACTTTCTTTTGCTTTGGTTCTACACTTGTAGTTTTTGTAGAAACCATATCAGCAGCAGATTGTCTGGGCTGTCTAGAAGATGACTTAGTCTTCGTAGGTTCAATGCCAAAATCTTTTTTAAATAAATCTAAAGCACGTGAGGCTAGGTCAGCATCGTTAGCGTTATTGTATATCCAATCTTGGATAACTTTAGGCTGTTCTTTTGCCCAACCATGGAAGTCGTCACTGTTTCTGATATCTTCAAAATCAGGATGTCTTTCCATTAACCTTTTTTCTGCATCTTGTCGTACCAGTTGATTCTCTCTCTCTTGGAGTTTACTAAGGCGTTCTTCTAGAACTTTTGCTTTAGACTCCGATTGTAGATGTGCAACTGTTTCTACAACTTCATAAACATCAGGATATTGATTCTTAAATTCTTCGAGTTCTTCAGCAGTTTTTGGAGCTTTATATTCAGTTCTATTTTTAGTAGCTTCTTCTAAAAGTTCCTGTTCTCTAGTTTTAAACTCATTAAGTTTACTATCATAATGTTTTTTTAAATCGTCATACCTTTTTTTGTAATCTGGTTTCTTGTAAGGACTATCCTTTTCAATTTCCAAATTTTCTTGTCTAACACTTCCTTCAGCATTCACTTCAGTTATGTCGTTGGTATCAAACAATTTATTTCTGTCAGTTGGTTCTTCAAAGAAGAGACCATCATCTGCAGATTTAAAAGGTTTATCTTCACCTTGGTGCCATGATTTTTTTGTATTATAAGGATTTGGCGTTTCCTCTTTTTGGACTGTATTAGTCATTTTCTATTCTCCTACTCAGGGCTTGTTTCACAAGGTAGCTCTATGTCGACTAGAGGGCTTGTTTGTAAAGGTAGCCTTTCGGTTATTAAAATGATAAAGTGCCTACGCTAATAGGGTGGCTTTATCGTTAGTTTGTTTAGCTTCTTACGTATGGCTGATACTTAATCATGTTTTCGTTTATAGCTTCTTGTGTTGGGTCTGGAGACATGTCCATTCCTAACAACGCATCAACTTGTACGTTTACATTATTATCTTCAGGCATTCCGCCTTCAGCTAAACCTTGTCTTTCATCTACTTTAGCTTCAGCTTCTTTCATCATAGCCATTAAATTGTCAGCTCCGATTTCTTCTACAGCTTTTGCAGTAAAGACAAATTCTCCATCAGATAACCTTGCGGGTATGCTGTCAGAGACTCCTGAACCCGGACCTTCAACAGGACCAGCTCCAGCAAATTCTTGAGCAACGTCTATGACTTTATCAAATATCATAGCTAGTTCCTCATCTTGTTCTAGTTTGGACATAAGTATATCTTCTTCTTCTTCTGTTAATGCTTCATCCATTATAAATCTTGTGTAGTTATTTTCCATGTCTTCATCAAAAAGCATACCACCTTCTTCATAACCCATTCTTTCAACAACTTCAGGTGCTTCTTTTCTAAGAGCTTCTATTCCTTTACCACCTTCTTTATACATAACTCTATCGTCATTAAGTAATCCACCTTTTTTAAAATCTCCTCTAGCTACAGCTTCATCTAACATTTTATCAATTTCTTCTTCTGTAGGAGGAGTTAATTCTTTTAACCGTGGGTCTTCTTTTTTAGTTTTTATAGATTTTTTATCAAATATTAAACCAGAATAAGCTCTAGTAAATTCTTGAACATCTTTTTCAGGATACCCAGCTTGTTTTAACATTTGATTAGCTTGAGCAATAGTTATATCACCTTCGTCTAACATTTTAATAGCATCATCAAAATCAAAATATTGAGTATTATCAACTGCATCTATTTGTTTAGCCATTCTTTTAGAATGTTGTGTATTTAATTTAGTAACAAGTTTTGATAAAGCTTTTGTTGCACCACCAATACTATATTTTTGTCTATCATCTTGAAGCATTTATTTCTCCTTTGCTTTGCCTACATTTAATGCACACCAATCTAAAATTTTATAAATTTTTCCTATGATTGCATCGTCTTTTGGTGTAGGTGTTAATGCACATATTAATGATGCACCCATAACTATAGTTGGTATTATAGCTATCCATTCGTTAATTGTTTGTATAAAATTTAACATACTATATCTCCTCTTTTCTAGTAATTGCTTCTTTAACCTGTAGGTCCAACTGCTCTAGGCGTACCAGAAAATTCACTTTCCCCTGCAGCCGGAACATTTCCGATTCCGATGTTGCCACCACCAGTGCCTGTAGCTCCAAGTTCTTGAGGTTGTTGAGGTGTTCCTTGAATGCCTCCCATAGCTCCTTGTTGCCCGTCAGTAGGTTGAGCCTCTTCGCCAATTGTTTGTTTAGCATTTTGCATTCCTATTATTTGTGCCATTATTGCAGCTTCTTCAGGGTCATTGAGTATTTCATCAGGGTCTAAATCTAAGCTGTAGGCTAGTTCACTTACGAGTTTAGAAATTTTAACAAACGGTGCAATAGCAGGACTTTGTGCAGTTTGTAAGAACATAGTCAATCTTTGACTTCTTACTTCTTTTTGCATCAAGCTATTTGTACCAGTAGCTTTAACTTCTAAATCACCTTTAACATCCAACTCATCCTCTAAGAATTGCATATTCCATTGAAAGTAAGATTCTCCAAGTGGCTTTAATAAAAAGTCATCAAGGTTTTTGATAACTGTTTTAATATTTAAACTTGATGCTCCAAGTAACATAGACATACCAGAAGCAGTCCTTGTCATACTTTGAACACCTGTTTGTCCGTGTGAATAACTAGGTATACCTGTTTGTTCATCTGCAAGTTGTCTAAACTTGTCAAACATCATCATGTTCTCTGGTGCTGTATTAGGAAATTTTAAACCGTGTATAGCTTGTCCCGGCATTCCAGCTTGTCTTCTAAAGATTTTACCCGGATATATTTCCATTGATTGTCCACCAACTAAAGCAGACTCATCTACATCAAATACCAAAGAACCAGCCATTGCTAAATTATCTATAGCCATTCTTGCATGACCGTTCATAATCTGTTGACTGTCATCCATATTCTCTGCTACACCAATACCAAAAAAGTTATAAGGATTTCTTTCGTATGGGAAAGCATGATAAGGTATTCTGTATGGAGTAAATGGATTTATTACAGCTCTTAAAAGTTGGTCTCCACATATCCATACGTTTACTTGAACTTCATCTAAATCATCTATATTATCATCAAGTTCAACACCTACTTCTCTAGCGTACTCTGCATCCATTATACCCCAGTACTCAATAACTTCAAAGTTATTATGATATGCTTCATCCATTCTAGCATCATCTTTTAGAGAAGATTCAAAATCTTTTTCTACATAGTTTGGACCCGTTTGAATACAAGCTCTAATTGCATCCTCATCAAAGTAAGGCATGTTACGCAACTGTCTAAGTTGACTTCTGTTCATTTTGTGTCTATGGATAACGTATTCACATTCATCCATATTTGTTGCTGATGGGTCAGGATAAAAATCCCAGCAACTTACAAATTCTATTCTTGGTACTCTAACTTCTAATGGGTTATAAGTTCTGTTACCTTCTTCGTCTGTATCCCACTTATGTAATTTTTTATTAAAGTTAAATGGTCCTTTAACAATACCAGTACCTAATAAAGCTGATTCAAGTAAAGCATTACGTATTTCTGAAGAACCATTAGACTCATCTATTTGGTCATGAATAAGTTTCTCCATTCTTCTTGCTGCTCTTTCAGCAGGTTTTAATTCTATAGCCTGTGGGTCAGTACTTGTACCATCTTTTAAAATTCCTACTTGTTCTGCTTGGTCTTCAAGACTATCCTCAAAAATTCCATTATAAAATGTAGCACCGGGTTTTAAAGTTCTACCATCCCCTTTATAACCAAAATTATAAGGATTTACATTTGCACCTTCTCTATTACCTATATCATCAGGTATTTCACTTTCTGTAGTTTCTATTCCCGGAACAGGATTTGAAATATCAAGGTGTGCATAATCTGTTTCGCCTTCAGGTATTTTAGTTTCACTAATTCCTATTGGGAATTTACCTGTACCAAAGATAACATCAACAAGTTGACCAAAAGCAGCGAGTACTTTTGTTTTGGTTATCTTTACAAAGATTCTAGATTTTTCAGAATCTCTAAACTTAATAGACTTGTTGTAAAGTCCTCTGTAGTTTTCGTAAGCTTGTAACCATCTTCTTTCATCTGTCTCTCTAGCATCTTCTGCTTGAGCATAACGACCTTTGATAATACCAATAAGATTTCTACGCTGGTCATCGGGTAATGTTAAATTTTTACCAGACTCACCTTCTACTTCTTCGTAGATGTTATCAGCATTTAAAAATGTATTATCTTCTGCCATGTATCCTAGTATCCAAATGTAGAATCTATTGGTTTGTACATCTCACGTTTTAAACCTCTAATCCTTTCTAATGGGCTTTCCATTCTTGGTCTGCTCATAATCATATAACGTAAAGCATCATATGCGTGGTCAGAAGCATGTGTATCTACATCTTCTGGATTAGTTTTAGATAATGGTATAGACTGTAATTCTCTTATTAAGTTCGGACATGTGTTAAATATCTGTAACTTAGGTCTACCGTTATCTCTAATCTTTAAATACTCGTGTATTTGTATTTTACCTTGTATTCTATTCTTATCAGCTCGTCTTAATTTATGACCAGCCCTTACTAAACTTTCTCCGACAGTTGGACCAGTTGTACCTGTATTAGCCCAAGCTGCAGTATCTAAAACCCCATTTACTGAAAAAGGGTCTTCTGTTTCCATATCTGTTATTATACTAGCTAATTCGACTCCTGTCAAGCCTTTTTTGTATAATTCTCTATAAATTATCAAAGTATTGTCATTCATGTCCATAATTCCCCATAAACAACAACTTTCTGAAGCATAACCATAGTCAATTGCTTTTACTCTTTCCCAGTGTATAGGAAGAACAAAAGGAGTAATAACATGTACTTTAGGGTCAAATTCTGTAAATGCTGCACCTTCTGCAACATCCCAATTACCTTCTAAAAGCTGTTGTCTTTGAGTGGGTGGTAAAGACTTAAGCATTTGTTCATATACGCCATCTTCAGACAAATATGGATTGTCTGCTAGTTTTGCAGGAATAAACTTTCTAGTAAGTCCATCATTACCTACAAAACTTTTATTAAACTCATGTGGTTCTATGTATCTATTTTTAACCCAGTGTGACCCAACACCTCCGGGGTTAGCAGTACAACGTAAATAAGTTTTTATTTCTGGGTCAGTTGTACGTAACCTTGAAGCAAGATAGTTCCAACTAAACTCTGTCGGTAAGTGAGTTATCTCATCAAAACCTATCCAAGAATAAGCTTGTCCTTGATAACGATATACGTCTGCATCTCTCTCAAGGAAACCAAATTCTACTTTAGCTCCACTAGGAAAGTTCCAAAGCTTTTCAACCTCACGAAACTTAGCACCGGGAAAAGCTTGTGGATATAATTCACGAGACTTGTCAATCATCTCTCGTAATTCTGGCATAGACCTTCTAAGTATTAAAGCTCTGTGGGCTTTACGATGTGCATATCTTAGTGGGTCAACTAACATAGCATAGGATTTACCACCACCAGCAGCTCCACCGTAAAGTACATCTTTTTCACCAGCAGCAAGGAAATCTGTTTGTGGACCTTCATTTGGATGAAAGATTACTTTAGAATCTTTTAGTATTTCTTGTACGCTAGGTGCAACTTGTTCTAATTCTTCAGTAGTAACTATATTATCTGTAGTTTTTTCTGTAGCCTTTTTAATTACCTTTTCTTCTGTTTTAATTTTTGATTCTTTGTAGGCTAATTTCTTTTTGGCTTTAGCTAGTTCTTTTTTATCTCTAGCTAATTTTTGTTTTCGTTTGGTTTCTTTAGAGTATTGATATTTATTGTTGGGAGGTATGTAAGTATTTTTTATTATTTTAGATAGACCTACATGAGTTATTTTTCTACCTGTTTCTTCTGTTATAAGCTCTGCAGCTTTTCGTAAAGAATATTCTTCATTTACAACAGAGTTTATGTATTTTTTTAAAGTTTTTAATTCGTGTTCTATGGGTTCAAGATAACCTTGAATATGACTAAGTTTGTAACCAAAAGGAATAGTTACACTTTTTTTCTTAATATAACCTTCTGGTATGTTGTCGGACATTATTTTACTTTTCTATAAGCTCTTGTTTTTCTTGCAACTTTTTTTGGTTGCTTTGAATGTTGTTTTCCTTTTTTAGTATCTTCTCTTTTCTTTCTTGTTGTTCTTGCGTATTCTTCTTTTGAGAGTGCCTTAATAGCCTTCTCCGGGAGATACCTTTCCCCTGTCTCTGACGATTTCTTACCACTTTTGGTACGCCATTTTTGTTTGGTCCAAGCTCTTAAACTTCTTTGAGACTTTTTTAAAGTCATTACTTATAGCCTCCACCTTTAGCTTTGTATTCTTTTGCAAGAAGCTGGGCTTTTCGAGCAGACCATTGCCCGGCTTTACCACCCTTGGTACCAGCTTTAATCTTTTCAAAAAGCCTCTTACGCATAGTCGGTTTCGTATAGTTACCGGCTTTATTTACAGTTGACTTAGTCTTCGTCTTTTTTGTTGGCATCTTTATCCTCCTTTTTGAAGATTCTATCCCAGTTCTCACTGAACTCATCACGAGTTATATGTCCGGGTTTACCTTGATTACGTCTCATAGACAATCTACTGTTTTGTTTGTGTAAGGCTTTAAATTTAAAGTGTCCTGCGTGTGGCATGTTATTTTATAAATGTTTTAATTATTTTTTGTAGTCTTGAAGATTTCATAAACTTATGAAACTTTTTAAAGTACTTGACTACCATTTTACTTTATGACTCCAGTATCTAGCACTTAATTTACTTGGCTTAGCATCTTGTGCATTATGTCTAGCATAATAAGATTTTTTTCTAGCTTTATCTTTTGCAGTTGTAGGATTTTTACCTGCACCTGTTACTCCTTGTTGACCAAACCTAATAGTTTTTATTTTGTCACCAACTTTGGCAACAACAACATGAGATTTAGTTTTATGTCCCGGAGTTCGTTTAGGCTTGTTATAACCAGATACTCCTGCTCGTTCTAATCTAGGGTTTTTTTTGCTCATTTAATGCACCGTTTTCTTTTTAACTGTAGTATCGTGTTGTAGTTCTTGGATTTCTCCTAACACTAACAACCCATATTGTATTGCTATTCTATTTGCTTCAGCAACTGTATCTGCTTTGATATATGGACCTATTGCAGCTCCATCTTCATTAACGTGTTCAGTTATCCAAAGCTTAGTCATTATTGACTACCTCATAGTCTCCATCCTCTGCTGTAATGTTTATCGTATGTTTCTCTGGTAATATAAAGATACCACCACTAACATTATGATTAACATCTAGTCTTTCTTTCTTACCTAAACCAACTCTATCAAGAATGGTCTGAGCTGCTTGTAGCTTTACATTGGCTTGTGGAAGGGCTTTATCGCTTTGTAAAACCTCGACAAGTTTAAATGCTGCTAAAGGGGCTTCCCTTGCAAGTACATCCGAGGCTAAATCCACTATCTCTTGTTTAAGTGATTGAATTACTTGGTAGTGATTTCCTGCGTATCCTGCAAGTTCCGCTGAAAGTTTAAGATTTCCTTTAGTCTCTATAAGGTTATTAAGGAAATTCTCTTGTTTTTCTGTCAGTTTTCTTTTTTGTGTTGTTGGTAAAGACATAAGGATATTATATAGTTATATGAAAGCTTTGTCAAGCTTTATAAAATATTTTACGAAAGACTTGACAAAATTGATTTTCAACTATATAATAACATTAAGTGTGCCGGGGTTGAATACATATCTTCATGGTCATTTTAGACCTATTAAACCCGACCTAACCTGCCAAGACCCGACCAAACTATTAGCTCTCTATAAAAGAGACAAGAAAGCCCTTTGAAGTTTCCAACTGAAAATTACCAAAAATGTACGAGAATGTGCATATATATAGGGGAGGGGGTAGGTGGCTCTGGCGTACCCCATAAATCTTCACAAACTCTAAAGAGTTTCCCAAGATTAACACCCAAACTCTAAAGAGTTTCCCAAGATTTGACAGATAGGCTTTGTCAAACTCTAAAGAGTTTCCCAAGTTTCCAAGATTTTCAGAGAAAATAAGTCTTTAAATTATAACTCTACAAACTCTAAAGAGTTTACCAAGCTATAACGAATTCTAAAGCCCTTACAGAGCTTTTTAACCTATGGTTAATACCAACCTTCAGCTCATGGAAACAAAGCCTTAGCAAAGCTCTAAAGAGCTTGTGGGAACTTGTTAGTTTTCATAGGGGCTTGGGCGTTGAAGTCTTTAAAAGACTTTAGAGAGGTTAAAAAAAACCCCTCGAATGAGGGGCTTTGTAGAACTACAGAGTAGTTTTAGCCAAGATTTACAAGTTTCTTGTAGCTTCTCATGGCTTTCAAATCTGCACTAGGCAAAGCCTTCATGCTTAAGATTTTCACGACTTGACCTTGAGTCAAAGGCTTCGTTTTGTCGTTGAGCTTTGACACAAAGTGTCCATGAATTGTTCCCCACTTGATGTCCTTCGGACAATTGGTAGCTTTGCTGAATTGCGAAGCAATTTTACGTACCATGCCATAGGAAGCTTTAGCTTCAGGGTTTTTGATTTCAAACGTAGTTTGTTGTGTTGTGTTTGTCATAATTTTCGTCCTTGCCCTTTAGGGCAGTTATTTCAACCCGTCATTGGATTGCCATTACATAGTAATTCGATTTGCAAAACATTGTCAACACATTTTTCACACGTGATTTCTCCTACGCATAATGCACGTGGAAACAGGCGAAAAATTAGCAACCCCTCAAAATAGCCCCAAAAATCACCACGAAACCTATCTAACCTCGCAAAGTCGTTTAAGACTTTGATTTCTCATACGCATATATATACGCACACACGATTACACGTTTCAGAGCTTTTGGTCGGCAGACAGGAGAATGAAACTTTACGCATAAACACACATAAAGTTTTATTTACACCTAACCCGTAATATTTGTTTTTATGTGTGCCTTCCTACTTGACAA